TTTAGGACCAGGTCCTAAAGCAAGTGAAGATGGAGTTAAAGATAATGCTTATGTAAAGCAATTTGGTTATAAATTAGTACCAAAAAAAATTAAAGGATCAGGTTTAGAAGTAAAACAACTATTCGAAAAAGAAGATGCTAGTGATTTTCAAAATAGAAGAATCCAATCATTTGATCGCATTGAACAAGAAATGAATGATATTTATAAAATGTTGAGCAATGCCAAAAATGAAACTAGTGATTATTATAATGAAAATCCTGGTTCATATTCTGTTGTTAAACCTACTGATTTAGTTTTAGACTATATAAAAGATATTAAAGACTTATTAAAAGGAGAATAAATGAAAACATTACAAGAACAATACAACCAAATTAAAAAGGGAAATGGCAGTAAGCATATTTTCCTTAAAGAGGTTAAAGCTAAATACCCTAACTTAGTACGTAACGCTGCAGGGTTTGATGAAGCATCAGCTGCCTTAATTAAAAGAGATATTATAGCAGAAAGTCGTCTTCATGTAGCTACGGGTTCAACTGAAAAACCTAACTGGTTTAAATTGTTTGATGAAAACATGAACTTAATCTCGGAAGAAGAAGCTAAAGCAATAGAAAAAAAAGTATCTAAAGAAGTAACTGACTTACAAGCTCCTAATAGAGGGTATGATTATAAAGATGATAAAATGCTTAATAACGTATCTGGTGAGCAATTCCGTCAAGGATATTTTACAGAACTAACAGATGCAGCTAATGCAGATAAAACTAAAGAAGAGCTAATTGATATAGTAATCAAAAATATAGATAAAAATCCTTTATATTATGTTGAAGAAGCTCAATTTGGAGTTAAAGGTATTGGTTATACTGATGATGTTCCTGGTTTAGGAAAAGGAAAACAAGTTAAAGACGCTAGTGTAGGTGGAGGTTATGGTACTGAAACTAAAAAAGACTTCCCTGAAGGTGAAGTAGGCACTGGTTATTTAGAAATTAAAGAAAATAAAGAAATGATATCATTAACAGATTTATATGAAAGCTTACCTTTAGGTGAAGCACCCCGAAAAGTAAAAAAGAAAAAAGTAAAAAAAGAAACAACTGATAGTAAATTAGCCGAAATTGAAAAAAATGGAAGAATTGCTACTCTTGAATTACAAATTAATGCTTTAGAAGAAATTATTGAGGGAAAAAATGATAGAATTTCTATGGTCACTGAAGATGATAGTTTATCAGAATTAGTAGATAAGAAAAAAATGAAAGAAATGCAACGCGAAGTAAAGCTTTTAGAAAAGAAAAAAGCCGGCATGGAAAAAATGTACGAAAAAATGTGTGGCAAATCATATAAAAGAGTTGTAGACGAAGGTAGCAACGACAATAGTAACCTAGGAAGCAATGATGGTAGTAATGAAAATTCTAACGACAACCCAGAATCATATTCAGGATTAGAAAAATTTAAAGAAGATTAACATGAGCCAACTATTAGTAGAAACCCATGTCTTTAAACCAAAACAAGTAAGACTATCTGAAGGCAAATCAGACAGAGGTCTTCCTCTTGTTGAAGGTATTTTAGCAACAGCTGAAGTAAAAAATGGCAATGGTAGGTACTACTCAAAAGATTTATGGGAAAGAGAAATTGGTAAATATCTTCCTTTAGTTAAAGAAAATAGAGCAATGGGTGAATTAGACCACCCCGAATCTTCTGTTATTAATTTACAAAATGTATCACATAACATTTCTGATATGTGGTGGGATGGAGATAATGTAATGGGTAAAATAGAAATTTTACCTACCCCAGCAGGTAATATACTCAAAGCCTTAGTTGAAAGTGGTATTACAGTAGGTGTGTCTTCTCGTGGTATGGGTTCACTTAAACAAGTAGGTGAATTAATGGAAGTACAAGATGATTTTGAATTACTATGTTGGGATTTTGTTTCAACACCTTCTAACCCAGATTCATTTATGCATTTAGTTAGAGAAAATAAAGAATTTAAATCACAAGATAAATATAAAAAAGTAAATGGGATATTAGGTGAAATTTTATGTTCACATGGATTTTGTCCCGTTCAATAAGTTAACCCCTGATTCCTGAAAAAGGCGTTTCCATTCTTGGAGCGCCTTTTTTGTATTTTAATATCTTCCAATATACGTATAATTGATAATATGCCATCTTCTATATGGCATTTAATAATTTACAAACCCCCTATTACGTTTCTTAATAAACGTAGTTTCCCAACAAAAAATTTAGGAAAAATGAACAGAGACTTTTTAAACGAAGCAATCGCTGATGCTAAAGCTGTCAAAGAGTCAGCTATAGCAAATGCTAAAGTTGCGTTAGAAGAAGCATTCTCTCCACAAGTCCAAGCCATGTTCGCTAGTAAGCTAGAAGAAATGGAAAAAGAAGACAAAATGGAAGAATCTTATGATGACGTAGATGAAAGCAAAGATGCTGAGATTTCAGAAAAGAAAGAGTACATGACCAAAAAAGAGAAACGCGAAGGTGACGATCGTAAGTCTGATAACAAGGCTGAGACTGAAACTGAAAAGATGCGTAAGATCAAAGAGGAAGATGACATGGACTTGGATGAAATTTTAGCAGAATTAGAAAAAGATGAAGTTAAGGAAGATGCTCGTACAGATGCTGAAGAAGAAGGCTATTTGGATGGTATGAAGGACGAAAAAGAGGACTTGAAAGAGGACGAACGTACTGATGCTGAAGAAGAAGGCTACGAAGATGGTATGAAAGACGAGAAAGAAGACATGGAAGACGAGGATATTGACCTCGAAGATATGTCTGAAGAAGACCTTAAAAAATTCATCGAAGACGTAATCGAAGATATGGTTAATGCTGGCGAAATTGAAGCTGGTGAATCATTCGAAGATGATGTAGATGTCGACGTTGACGCTGACGGAGAAATTGAAGTAGAAGATGATGAAGAAACTTCTGTGGATGTTGCTGAAGGGTACGATGACGTAGACGAAGGTAAAGAAGAAATGGATGAAGCGAAAGATGAAATGGATGAAATGAAAAAAGATTTAGATGAAGCAATGGCTACCATTGAAACATTAAGATCTGAATTAAATGAAATCAATTTATTGAACGCTAAATTACTTTACACAAACAAAGTGTTCCGTGGTAAAAATCTTACTGAAGCACAAAAAGTTAAAGTATTAGGAGCTTTTGATAAAGCTGAAACAGTTAAAGAAGTAAAACTAGTGTTCGAAACACTTAATAGTGCAGTTAAAGCGAAAGCTACAAACAAATCTATTACAGAAAGTGCAAGAGCAAAAGGTAGTGCTTCTAACTTAACAGCTACTCCAAAAGTAACTAAGAAACAACCTATTGTTGAATCAGATGAGATGGTATCACGATTCAAAAAATTAGCTGGTCTAATTTAAACAAATTAAAATTAAAATTAACTAAAATTTAAAAACGTAAAAAAATGAGTCAATTAAATTCTCTTTTAGAAAGCGCTAACCCTTACAAATCACTACAAAGTGATGCTGCAAGATTAGCCAACAAATGGAATAAGACAGGCTTGTTAGAAGGTATCGGAAGCGAAACTGAGAAAAACAATATGTCTCTTATTCTTGAAAACCAAGCCAAGCAATTGGTTATGGAAGAAAGTAACACAGGTGGTCCACTTCCTGGTGCAGGTACATTTACTCCTGGAACAGGTGCACAATGGGCTGGTGTTGCTCTACCATTAGTAAGAAAAGTATTTGGTCAAATTGCAGCGAAAGAATTCGTTTCAGTTCAACCAATGAACCTTCCTTCTGGTCTAGTATTTTATTTAGATTTCCAATACGGAACTACTAAAGAACCATTTACAGCTGGACAATCATTGTACGGTGATAAAGATGGTAACAACCCATTCGGTAACGGAGCTACAGGCGGTCTTTATGGTGCTGGTAGATTTGGTTATTCTATCAACAATACTCAGTCAGCTGCTTATACTGTAGCTTCTGGTTCTGTTGATTGGTATACTGATTTACAAGCTGATTCTTCAGTATCACAATCTTATGTTGCTGGTGCTTCAGGTCAAATCGTAAAATTAACTGTCCCAACTTCATCATTACCTAACTTTGATGAAAGAGCTGTTAAAGGTTTCTACCTTTCAGGTTCAGCTGCTGATTTACCAGCTGCTGCTACTCAATACCCACAATTTACTAAGCTTAACGGTGGTGACATCGAATTCTTCGTAGGTTCTGATGTTGTTGAAGCAGGTGCTTTAAAAGTTGTTTACTTACTCCAAACAAATGACGCTCAAAGAGGTGATTTTGAAGATGGTAACACTAACTTAAATGCTGATAATGATCCAATCTCTATTCCTGAGATTAACATTCAAATGGAATCAAGCGCTATTGTTGCTAAAACAAGAAAGCTTAAAGCTGTTTGGACTCCTGAGTTCGCTCAAGATCTTAACGCTTACCATTCTTTGGATGCTGAAGCTGAATTGACATCTATCATGAGTGAGTACATTTCATTAGAAATCGACTTAGAAATTCTTGATATGTTGATCGAATCTGCAAACGCAGGAACTGAATATTGGTCAGCTCAAAATAACTTATCATTAGCTTCAACAGGTGTTGTTGATGCTGATTTAGGTTTCTACAACTCACAAGGACAATGGTTCCAAACTTTAGGAACTAAAATCCAAAAGTTGAGTAACATCATTCACCAGAAAACTCTTAGAGGTGGAGCTAATTTCTTAGTATGTTCTCCAACAGTAGCTACTATTATCGAATCTATTCCAGGATTTGCTAGTACTTCTGATGGTGATGCTGCTAAAATGAGCTACGCATTTGGTGTACAAAAAGCAGGTACTATCAATTCTAGATACACTGTTTATAAGAACCCATACATGACTGAAAACACTATCTTATTAGGTTTCCGTGGTGGTCAGTTCTTAGAAGCTGGTGCTGTATTTGCTCCATACATTCCGTTAATTATGACTCCTCTAGTATACGATCCAAATACCTTCACTCCACGTAAAGGATTATTGACTCGTTACGCTAAGAAAGTCGTAAGACCAGAATTCTATGGTAAGATCTTCGTAGAAGGATTAAACACTCTATAATCAATAGATTATAATTAATAATAAAGAGCCCCGCATTAGCGGGGCTTTTTTTTTACTACTATTTGTGTGCCTAGTTAGTAGTTAGTATATTTATACACGAATATAAAATTAAAAAAGTTATTAGAATGAAAGAAACCCCATCCCAGTTACCAATTCAAAGTTACGTAATGAATTTTCCATTTACTTTCAATACAAATGATCCGAATAATGTTTGGATGAAAGAAATGTCCCAAGAAGAATTATCAGTTAATAGGCCAAAAGCATATAAACAATTTATGGATTTATATAACTTTATGGCAGGTCAATCATTAGTACATTTACTCCCAGCTGAAGGTAATTTTCAAGATTTAGTTTATGTTGCAAATTTAGGATTACATTTACCTCATATTTGTAAAGAAAATCATATATTATTATCTAATTATACTTCTCCTCCAAGACAAGGTGAAGAATATGTAGGTCAAAAATTCTTTAATCAAATGGGTTATAAAACTCATATTTCACCTCATAAATGGGAAGGTGAAGCTGATATTAAATATTTAAAAGATAATGTTTATATTGGTGGATATGGTATTCGTTCTGATATTAAAACTTATGAATGGATGGAAAATAACTTTGATATGGAAATTATTAAAGTTGAAATGGTAGATGAATATATGTACCACCTAGATTGCAGTATATTCCCGTTAAATACCAATTCAAGTATGGTTTGTACTGAATTATATGATAAGAAAGAGTTAGCTGAAATAAGCAAATATACAAATATAGTAGACATAGATGTTGAAGATTCTATGTATGGAATGGCTAATTCTGTTAGATTAGGAAATATGATATTATGTGCATCTAATATTTCAGAACTTAAAAAATCAGATGAATTTTATGAAGGTGAAAAACATAAAATATCTTCACTAGAAAAAATATGTTCTAATGAAGGAATGGAACCTGTAATATTTAATTTATCAGAATATATGAAATCAGGTGCTATGTTATCTTGTATGGTAATGCATTTAAATAGAGTAGATCATTTCAAAACTCTTTTATAATGGCTGAAAAATTAGAAGATTGGTTAAATGGAGAAGTAGCTGAATTATCAAAATTATCTGTTGGTGAATTAAGTAATACTTTTTTCTTTAGAGACCCAATTAGACCAACCTATATAGATCACGAACACTTTTATAGTCCAGCCGATGGAACTATATTATATCAAAAAGTTGTTCAACCAAATGAACAAGTTTTAGAAATAAAAGGTATTGATTACACTATCCAAGATGTTATGGGGGATAGTGAATATAATAAACCTTCTTTAGTTATTGGAATTTTCATGTCGTTTTATGATGTTCATATTAATAGAATTCCTTATGGTGGTATATTAAAATACAAACATATGGAACCTATTGAATCAATGAACAAACCCATGTTAGCAGTGGAGAAGGATATTTTAAATAAAGTAATCAACCCTAATAACATGGAGTACTTAAAGTACAACGAAAGAATGTTTAATCAAGTGTATGTTCCTTCTTTAGATTACACATACTATTTAATCCAAATTGCTGATGAAGATGTAAACGTTATAGCCCCTTTTAAACAACAAAAGGATCTATGTACCCAAAATGAAAGATTCAGTTTAATAAGATGGGGGTCACAAGTAGATTTAGTTCTACCCTTAGATTCTAGGTATGATTTCGAGACAGTTTTAGATAATACAATGCATATCAATGCTGGGCTCGATAAATTAATTAAAATTAACCCAAAAACAAATGGCCTCAAAACCCCACACAGACGAAGTGCACCGAAAACAAAGAGTAATTAAAAATCCAATTAAATTTAAGATCACATTAAATGAAGAGCAAAAAGATGCTAAGGCTAAAATACTAGAAAATACAATAACAATGTTAGCTGGTAAAGCAGGCTCAGGTAAAACATTATTAGCGGTTCAAGTTGCATTAGATGGTCTTCTTAGAAGACATTATGAAAAAATTATTATTACTAGACCTACAGTATCAAAAGAAGAGATAGGATTTTTACCTGGTGATTTACGAGAAAAAATGGATCCATGGATTCAACCAATCTATCAAAATATGTTTGCTTTATATGATAAAGTAAAAGTAGAAAAACTTATTGAAGATGGTAAAATTGAAATCGTACCTTTAGCATTTATGAGAGGTAGAACATTTTTGGATTCATGTATAATTGTAGATGAAGCCCAAAACGTTACTCATGAACAAATGGAAATGATAGCGACTAGAATTGGTTTGCGTTCTAAAATGATTATATGTGGTGATGATCATCAGGTTGATTTAAAATCAAAACGAGAATCTGGATTTAGATTTTTATATAAATCAATGCGTGCAATTAAAAATGCAATTGGAATAACATTACTACAGAATCATAGGGATCCAATTGTAGATGATTTAATTCAAGTATATGAAGAAGCAAGTGCCCAAGGTATAAAATTGGGATCTTCTGGTACTAGTGGTAAAAGTAAAAGATAAATTTGTAAATTAAAGGGGCTTTATCAAATAAGTCCCTTTTTTTATATATTTATAACAAAAAGTAAATATGGCATCAATACTAACTCCATCAGCATTTCAGATTAAAATTAAGGAGGAACACGTAGTTAAAGGTATTAAAACTACAAATGAAACTTTTTCCACATTAGGTAATATTACTAATGTAGACAGAAGAATAGTTACAATACCGGCACAAACTTCAATTGATTTATTTAATGTCAATGGAGTAAATCCTTCTGCTGGTACTTTTCCTTCAAGTAGTATGAAGTATGCTAGAATTACTAATTTAGATACAACATCTTCATTAGCAGTTTCTTTCACCTCTTCTAAATCCCCAAATGGGGTAGGCGTTGTAGGCACTGACCTAACATCATCTTATACCAGTGGTGGTTCTGGGGGAGTAATTGGATTTTACGCAGCTGTACCAACTACAGCAAGTGTAAGTGGTAGTGGGATGACATTAGATGTAGTAGTTTCTTCATCATTAATAGCAAATCAAAGTTTAGGAATAAATCTTGCTCCTGATGATTGTGCAACCGGAACTTATACAGTAAACTTAGTAGGAGGAAGTGGTACAGGTGCAACAGCTACAGCTGTAGTTACAGGAGCTAACCCATCAACACCAACTTTATCAACAGTTACAGTTGATAATCCTGGAAGGGGATATGTAGTAGGAGATGTATTATCAATAGCATCAGGAGATTTAGGAGTAGGACAATTAGTAACTGCCCAACCTTTTACTAATAATGGTTTAATTCCTAATGTATCAAATGATATAACAAGAGAAATAGCAGTTTATACAACTACAGGTCAAGGAGGTACAGTTAATGTAAGATCAGTTGGTGGGGTAGTTTCAACAGTAACCCCAGTAAATATAGGAACTGGATATCAACAAGGTCAAGTAATTACTATTTCACAAGCCCAATTGATAAATGTTGGATTTGGAAATGTAAGTTCAGATTATACTTGTACTCTTTTAGTTGATGATGTAGAAAATTCAAGTGGAGCTTCTCTATTAGCTTTAACCGGTAGTAATATAACTACAGGCGTATTTCAAGCAAAAATAGTAGATGGTGGTAGTGGTTATGAAGTTGGAGAAACTGTTACTGTAAACGGTTCAGAGATAGGAAATACTACAGATGCAATATTTACTTTAGCATTAAATGATTTTACAGAAAATGGATCAAGAAGTTATTGGACGATGGATGTATTACCTACTTCATCTTTAATGTTTTCAAGTCCACAAGTTACAGGAAGTACATTTAACGGCTTTTTTGAGCAAGATATAGAATTTGTTTCTGTATATTCTGAAACAGAAAGAATGGACGTTGAATATGTAGTTGTTAACTCAGATAACGTGTAAATAAAAAAATATGGCAAATATAGCAATATGGCCCGGATCTAGCTCATTTCACCCAGGAGATACACCTTTTGGGTTTTATGATAATGATCCTGAATTTCAAATTGATGCAGATAAATTTGCAACTTTTGCAGCTAGGAGATTAGGTTATCCTATTGTAGATATTGAACTGCAAAAATATAACTTTTATGCTGCCCTAGAAGAAGCTGTTACAATTTATGCTAATGAATTGTATGGGTTTAAAATTAGAGATAACTATTTAACCCTTGAAGGAGCAGATTCAGCAACAATGGATATTGAAAATACTGTAGTTGTTCCTAACTTAGGAAGAATTATCCAAATTTCAGAACAATATGGTGTTGAAGCAGGAACAGGTGGGAATGTAGATTGGCATAAGGGTTCAGTTGATTTAACAGCATCAATCCAGGATTATGATTTAGAAGCTTGGGCAAAAGCAAACATTCCTCATTACAAAGATCATGACATAGAAATTATGAGAGTGTTTTATGAAGCACCTCCTGCAATTTTAAGATATTTTGATCCATACATTGGTACTGGAATGGGTACTATGAATTTAATGGATACTTTTGGTTGGGATGGTTATTCACCTGCTGGTGTTGACTTTTTACTTATGCCCATTAATTATGATTTACAAGTAATTCAAACTATTGAATTTAATGATATGATCAGAAGAGCTAATTATTCTTTTGAAATGCATAATAATAAATTAAGAATATTCCCTATACCTGATGGATCAGTTCCAAAATTGTATTTTGAATATATTCTTAACTCAGAAAGATCATCTGCATCTTTTGTAGTAGGAGGAAGTAGTACTATTTCTAATATTTATGATGTTCCTTATACTAACCCAAATTATGATGATATTAATTCAGTTGGTAGAAGTTGGATATTTGAATATGCTTTAGCTTTATGTAAAGAAATGTTAGGGTATATTAGAGGTAAATATCAAGTAGTTCCAATTCCTGGAGATAATGTAACATTAAATGCTAATGATTTAATTACAGCAGCTACAGGTGAAAAAGAAAGACTAATTGATAGATTAAGAGCTTATTTAGGAGAAACATCAAGAGAAAAATTATTGGAAAGAAGAGCAGCAGAAAGTAAATTTGTACAAGATGAATTAGCTAATGTTCCCTTTCCTATTTATATAGGATAATATGGCATTATTTGGAGGAGCAAGAGATATAAGTCTATTTAGACACTTAAATAGAGAGTTAATGGCAGATGTCATTACTCAACAGTGTTCTTTCTATAAGTTTAAATTAGAAGAAACTAAAGTAAACATATATGGGGAAGCTGCTGAGGAAAAATTCTATATGGGTCCTGTCTTGCTCAATTGTCTTATTGAAAGAGCTAATGAAGACTTCCCAGAAACAGATTTAGGTACTGACTTCACTTGGGGTGCTACTTTTAAATTTTTAAGAGATGATTTATTAGGTAAGATGGAGGAATTTAATTTAGATTTTGCTCCTACAAACTATCAATATGGAGCTGATTTAGTTCCTGAAGTTGGTGATATTATTTTATATAATGAAGGGTATTATGAAGTAGATGTAGTTAATGCTAATCAGTACTTTATGGGTAAAAATCCAGATTATCCTAATTCACCACAATTACAAAATCCAGGTTTAGAAAACTTTGGTTCATCAATTTCTATTATTTGTGAAACACATTATGTACCAGCTGATAAGGTAGGAATAACACAAGAAAGATTATATACTGGAAACAATTCAAACCCATCATTAAATGGCTAATAGAGGAAAAATACCAATACCAAAAACTCAAAGAGAGATTTTAAATTCTCAAATTGAACCTTATAACCCCCCTGCGGGGTCACCTGGTTTTTCCGAAACTGGTAATCCTAATAATGCAGATGTTACTAATAGGGGAAATCAATTATCATTTAGAGATGATACAACAAAACCCTTTACATTAGGGATAAAAGATATAGATGAAGCTATAATGTATTACATGGAAGAGGTAATTAAACCTACAGTAATACAAAATGGTACAGTTCAACAAGTACCTTTTATATATGGTTCTCCTGAAAGATGGAAACAGGTTCAAAAGGATGGTTACTATAGAGATAAAAAGGGTAAAATTATGTTACCTATAATTACCTTTAAACGTAATAATATTGAAAAAGTTAGGAATATAGCTAATAAATTAGATGCAAATAATCCTCAAAATGTAAGTGTATTTCAAAAGAAATATAGTGTTAATAATGCTTATGATAATTTTTCAACTTTAAATAATAAAATACCACAAAAAACAAATTATGCAGTAGTAGTTCCTGATTATGTAAATGTTACATATGATTTTATTGTAGCTACTTATTATGTAGAACAATTAAATAAAATAGTTGAAGCTATTAACTATGCATCAGATTCATATTGGGGTAATCCTGAAAGGTATCAGTTTAGAGCTAGAATAGATAGCTTTGCAACTCCAGTAAATGTAGAACAAAAAGGAGAAAGATCAGTTAAAGCAACTTTTAGCTTAAAATTATATGGATATCTTGTTCCTGATATTGTTCAAAAACAATTAAACTCACTTAAAAAATTCAACACACCCACTCAAATTATATTTAATATGGAAACAGTACAAAATATAGAAGAATTAAATAACCAACAAACAGTTGATAATTCCCGTCTCAGTATTCAAACGAATAACAATTTTACAGATTTTCCAAATTCTGAACAATAGTACTGTTTTTTATAATATTTATAAATAAAATTAGATGGGTATAATATTAAGACAGAACAAAGGTTCCGAGTTAACATTCGCAGAAGTAGACGGCAATTTTCAGTCGCTCTACTACTCTAGTTCTCTGTCTGGTGCCGATCTTCAATTCTTTTTTGCAAGTAGTAGTGTAACACATAGTGTCGATTTAAGTCAAGTCCCAGGTTTTTCTGGAGTAACAGTTGAAAAAGATACTGTTGTTATAGGCACAGGAGTAAATAATCTTAATTTTTTAGGAGCAGGTGTTGCTAGTATAGTTCCTAATGGTCCTAGTGGTGTTGACATTACATTAGAAGGCGGGGGAAGTGGTGCAGGTTTTCCATTTACAGGATCAGCCCAAATTTTAGGTCCTCTTAGTGTTACAGGTAGTGTAATTCTTGATATAAGTGGGGGTGAGGAATTTAAAATAACACCTTTACCTTTACAAGATAGACCAGAAATAGTAACATATAATCCTACTTCAGGTGTTATTGGATTTGTAGATGTAACAAGTGGTACAAGCGGATTTTCAGGTTCAAATGGTACAACTGGAGTAAGTGGTACTTCAGGTACTTCAGGATCATCAGGATCATCAGGTGATGGTGGTACTAGTGGTACAAGTGGTGCTGTCGGTTCATCAGGTGCTAATGGAACTTCAGGTACATCAGGTACATCAGATACTAGTGGTACAAGTGGATCCTCAGGTTCAAGTGGTTCTTCAGGTACAGCAGGACAATCAGGTTCAAATGGTACAAGTGGCACCTCAGGTCTTAGTGGATTTACAGGCACTTCCGGTACTTCAGGTTTAAGTGATACAAGTGGATCTTCAGGATCAAGTGGTTCTTCAGGTTCATCAGGAAATGCAGGACAATCAGGTTTAAGTAATACATCAGGTTCATCTGGTACTTCAGGTGTAGATGGTACAAGTGGTGAAGCAGGTACTTCAGGTGAAAGTAACACTTCAGGTTCAAGTGGTTCTAGTGGTTCTTCAGGATCAAGTGGTTCTTCAGGTTCATCCGGAAATGCAGGTCAAAGTGGATCATCTAACACATCAGGTTCATCAGGATCTTCAGGTGTTGATGGTACAAGTGGCGAAGCAGGTACAAGTGGATCTTCAGGTTCTACAGGTACATCTGGAGAAAGTGCTACAAGTGGTTCATCAGGTTCTTCAGGTTCAAGTGGTTCTTCAGGTAACGCAGGTCAATCAGGTTTAAGCAACACATCAGGTTCTTCAGGAACAAGTGGTGTTGATGGTACAAGTGGCGAAGCAGGAACTTCAGGTGAAAGTAATACTTCAGGTTCAAGTGGTTCTAGTGGTTCTTCAGGATCAAGTGGAAATGCAGGCCAAAGTGGTTTAAGTAATACAAGTGGTTCCTCAGGAACAAGTGGTGTGGATGGCACATCAGGTGAAGCAGGAACTTCAGGTTCAAGCGGTTCTACAGGTACATCCGGAGAAAGTGCTACAAGTGGATCTTCAGGTTCTTCAGGTTCAAGTGGTTCTTCAGGTAATGCGGGTCAAAGTGGTTTAAGTAACACATCAGGTTCATCAGGATCTTCAGGTGTAGATGGTACATCAGGTGAAGCAGGTACTTCAGGTGAAAGTAAAACTTCAGGTTCAAGTGGATCTTCAGGTTCAAATGGTACCTCAGGTAATGCAGGGCAATCAGGATTAAGTAATACAAGTGGTTCTTCAGGAACAAGTGGTGTAGATGGAACTTCAGGTGAAGCTGGAACTTCAGGTTCAAGTGGTTCTACAGGTACATCTGGAGAAAGTGCTACAAGTGGATCTTCAGGTTCTTCAGGTTCAAGTGGATCATCAGGAAATGCAGGACAATCAGGTTTAAGTAATACATCAGGTTCCTCAGGATCTTCAGGTGTTGATGGTACATCAGGTGAAGCAGGTACAAGTGGATCTTCATTCACCAGTGGTTCATCAGGATCTACAGGTTCATCTGGAACAAGTGGTAATGCGGGTCAAAGTGGTTTAAGTAACACATCAGGTTCATCAGGATCTTCAGGTGTAGATGGTACATCAGGTGAAGCAGGAACTTCAGGTTCATCAGGAACAAGTGGTGAAGCAGGAACTTCAGGTGAAAGTGCTTTAAGCGGTACTTCAGGGTCTTCAGGTACAAATGGTACATCAGGAGATGAAGGTACAAATGGAGCAAGTCAATTATCAGGTACTTCAGGTTCAAGTGGTTCAAATGGTACATCAGGTGAAGCAGGTACTTCAGGAGAAAGTAAAACTTCAGGTTCAAGTGGATCTTCAGGTTCAAATGGTACTAGTGGAAATGCAGGTCAAAGCGGTTTAAGCAATACAAGTGGTTCTTCAGGAACAAGTGGAGTTGATGGTACAAGTGGTGAAGCAGGAACTTCAGGTTCATCAGGTACAAGTGGAGACGTTGGTACATCTGGAGAAAGTGCTTTAAGTGGCACATCAGGTTCATCAGGGACAAATGGAACAAGTGGAGATGAAGGTACAAATGGAGCAAGTGCTTTAAGTGGTACTTCAGGTTCAAGTGGTTCGAATGGTACATCAGGTGAAGCAGGTACAAGTGGATCATCTATTACTAGTGGTTCAAGTGGATCATCAGGTTCAAATGGTACTTCAGGAAATGCAGGACAATCAGGATTAAGTAATACATCAGGTTCATCTGGTACTTCAGGTGTTGATGGAACTTCAGGTGAAGCAGGAACTTCAGGTTCATCAGGTACAAGTGGGGATGCTGGTACATCTGGAGAAAGTGCCTTATCAGGTACTTCAGGCTCTTCAGGTACTAATGGTACTTCAGGAGATCAAGGTACAAATGGAGCAAGTGCTTTAAGTGGTACTTCAGGCTCTTCAGGATCTAATGGAACATCAGGTGAAGCAGGTACAAGTGGATCATCTATTACTAGTGGATCTTCAGGTTCTTCAGGTTCAAGTGGATCATCAGGTAATGCAGGACAATCAGGTTTAAGTAATACATCAGGTTCATCTGGTACTTCAGGTGTTGATGGTACAAGTGGTGAAGCAGGTACAAGTGGTTCATCAGGTACAAGTGGTGAAGAAGGAACTTCAGGATTAAGTAGACAATCAGGTACTAGTGGTTCAAGTGGTACAAACGGTACTTCAGGAGATGAAGGAACAAATGGAGCAAGTGCTTTAAGTGGTACTTCAGGTTCATCTGGAACAAATGGTACTAGTGGAGACACAGGTACAAATGGTCAAAGTGCCTTATCAGGTACTTCAGGTTCTTCAGGTTCAAATGGTACAAGTGGAAATGCAGGACAATCAGGTTTAAGCAATACTTCAGGTTCATCAGGTACAAGTGGTGTTGATGGTACAAGTGGTGCTGCTGCTGCTTCGGGTACTTCAGGTTCATCTGGAACAAATGGTACATCAGGTGATGCAGGTACAAATGGACAAAGTGCTTTAAGCGGTACTTCAGGTTCATCAGGGACAAATGGAACAAGTGGAGATGAAGGAACAAATGGAGCAAGTACTTTAAGTGGTACTTCAGGTTCTTCAGGTTCAAATGGTACTTCAGGAGATGCAGGAACTAATGGTCAAAGTGCATTATCAGGTACTTCAGGTTCAAGTGGTTCAAATGGTACATCAGGTAACGCAGGTCAATCAGGTTTAAGCAACACATCAGGTTCTTCAGGAACAAGTGGTGTTGATGGTACAAGTGGCGAAGCAGGAACTTCAGGTTCATCAGGAACAAGTGGTGAAGCAGGAACTTCAGGGGCAAGCGCTTTAAGCGGTACTTCAGGTTCATCAGGGACAAACGGAACAAGTGGAGATCAAGGTACAAATGGAGCAAGTCAATTATCAGGTACAAGTGGATCTTCAGGATCTAATGGAACATCCGGAGATGCAGGAACTAATGGTCAAAGTGCATTATCAGGTACTTCAGGTTCTTCAGGTTCAAATGGTACTTCAGGAAATGCAGGCCAAAGTGGATTATCTAATACATCAGGTTCATCAGGAACAAGTGGTGTTGATGGTACATCAGGTGCAGCTGCTGCCTCTGGCACAAGTGGTTCATCTGGAACAAATGGTACATCAGGTAATATAGGTACAAATGGGGCAAGCGCTTTAAGCGGTACTTCAGGTTCATCAGGTACTTCAGGTACAAGTGGAGATCAAGGTACAAATGGAGCAAGTAAATTATCAGGTACAAGTGGATCTTCAGGTTCAAATGGTACAAGTGGGGATGCAGGAACTAATGGTCAAAGTGCCTTATCAGGTACTTCAGGTTCTTCAGGTTCAAATGGTACCTCAGGTAATGCCGGTCAAAGTGGATTATCTAATACAAGCGGTTCAAGTGGTACCTCAGGTGTAGATGGTACAAGTGGTGAAGCAGGAACATCAGGTTCATCAGGAACAAGTGGTGAAGAAGGAACTTCAGGATTAAGTAGACAATCAGGTACTAGTGGTTCAAGTGGTACTAATGGTACTTCAGGTGACATAGGAACAAATGGAGCAAGTAAAGCTTCAGGTACTTCAGGATCAAGTGGTACTGCTGGTACTTCAGGTAATACAGGTACAAATGGTTTAAGTAGAGCTTCAGGTACAAGTGGATCTTCAGGTTCAAATGGTACAAGTGGAAATGCAGGACAATCAGGTTTAAGCAATACAAGTGGCTCATCCGGTACTTCAGGTGTAGATGGTACATCAGGTGCTGCTGCTGCTTCAGGTACTTCAGGTTCATCTGGAACAAATGGTACTACAGGTAATACAGGTACAAATGGAGCAAGTAAAGCTTCAGGTACTAGTGGTTCAAGTGGTACAAGTGGTACTTCAGGAGATCAAGGTACAAATGGAGCAAGTCAATTATCAGGTACAAGTGGTTCAAGTGGTTCGAATGGTACATCTGGTAATCAAGGTACTAATGGAGCAAGCGCTTTAAGTGGTACTTCAGGTTCATCAGGTACTTCAGGTACAAGTGGAGATCAAGGTACAAATGGAGCAAGTAAAGCTTCAGGTACTTCAGGATCAAGTGGTACAAACGGTACTTCAGGTAATACAGGTACAAATGGTTTAAGTAGAGCTTCAGGTACAAGTGGATCTTCAGGTTCAAATGGTACTTCAGGTAATGCAGGTCAATCAGGATTAAGTAATACAAGTGGCTCATCCGGTACTTCAGGTGTAGATGGTACATCAGGTGCTGCTGCTGCTTCAGGTACAAGTGGTTCAAGTGGTACTGCTGGTACAAGTGGTAATACAGGTACAAATGGTTTAAGTAAAGCTTCAGGAACATCAGGTTCTAGTGGTACAAATGGTACTTCAGGAGATCAAGGTACAAATGGAGCAAGTAAAGCTTCAGGAACATCAGGTTCTAGTGGTACAAACGGTACTTCAGGTAATACAGGTACAAATGGCCTAAGTAGAGCCTCAGGTACAAGTGGTTCAAGTGGTTCCTCAGGTACAACTGGTATTACAGGTGGAAACGGAGCAAGTGCTTTAAGTGGTTCTTCAGGTTCATCTGGTTCAAATGGTACAAGTGGTAACACAGGTACAAATGGTTTAAGTAGAGCTTCAGGTACTTCAGGATCAAGTGGTACAAACGGTACTTCAGGTAATACAGGTACAAATGGAGCAAGTCAATTATCAGGTACTTCAGGTTCTAGTGGTACTGCTGGTACTTCAGGTAATACAGGTACAAATGGAGCAAGTAAAGCTTCAGGTACTTCGGGATCATCAGGTTCAAATGGTACTTCAGGAAATGCAGGTCAAAGTGGTTTAAGCAATACATCAGGCTCTTCAGGAACAAGTGGTGTTGATGGTACATCAGGTGCAGCTGCTGCCTCAGGTACAAGTGGTTCATCCGGTACTGCTGGTACAAGTGGTAATGTTGGTACTAATGGAGCAAGTAAAGCTTCAGGTACTTCAGGATCATCTGGTTCAAATGGTACTACAGGTAATACAGGTACAAATGGAGCAAGTAAATTATCAGGAACAAGTGGTTCAAGTGGTTCGAATGGTACTTCAGGTGACCCAGGTACAAATGGGTCAAGTAATTTAAGCGGCACCTCAGGTTCTAGTGGTACAAATGGTACTTCAGGAGATCAAGGTACAAATGGAGCAAGTAAAGCTTCAGGTACTAGTGGTTCAAGTGGTTCGAATGGTACATCAGGTAATACAGGTACAAATGGTTTAAGTAGAGCTTCAGGTACTTCAGGATCATCAGGTTCAAATGGTACTACAGGTAATACAGGTAATGCAGGATCAAGTGCTCCATCAAATACCTCAGGTACAAGTGGATCTTCAGGTTCAAGTGGTATAGGTGGTGCTGGAGGTGTAGCAGGAGGATCAGGTTCATCAGGTACATCAGGTACATCAGGTACAAGTGGTGTAGTAGGTGGTTCCGGTAGTTCTATTACAATTACAACTGAAAATGATTTATTTATTGATGGAGGTACGTCAGCTGTATTAGATCAAAATAGAACCCTAAGTATTAAAAGTCCATTTGGTTTAGGAACAGATAGAACTGATTTAAGTGGATTTATACACTATACTATTCCTAACAATACTAATAAAGCAAGTGGTGAGATATTTTTTGGAGGAGCATCAGCTTCAGCAACAATTACTGCTGGTGAAGTTGTATATTTATCATCTGCTAATGGTTGGGCTGAAGCAGATGCTGGATCATCTAATTCAACAAATTTTGTAGGGTTAGCCATAAGTAATAATCCTGTTAGTGATGGGGTATTATTAAAAGGTGCTTTTGCTTCAACTAACTATACCTTTACAATTGGATCTCCTTTATATATTTCAACAAGTGGAGGTGGTTTAACTGATAATGTTGGTGCTTTTGGAAGTGGAGATTATGTTAGAATAGTAGCTTATCAATTAACAGATAGAGTAATATACTTTAATCCTGATAATACTTGGGTTGAGTTACCTTAATAATTAACAATATGGAATATATATCTCAAAGTTTAACATTTGAAGAAAATGAAATAATATTTTCAAATCCAAATTATGAAAATGAAATTTTTGAAGTAATGATGGATTGGGAAGATACTTTAATGTCTGCATCTGCAGCTTATGTATGTGAAGGAGGAGGAGATATACTTGAAATAGGATTTGGAATGCATATATCAGCTGATTACATTCAATCTCATACAATTAACTCACATACTATTATAGAAAACCACCCAGATATAATTCCAAAAGCAAATGAGTGGGCTGCAAATAAACCTAATGTTACTATAGTAGAAGGAGATTGGTATGATGTAAAAGATACTTTAAGTACTTATGATGGGTTATTTTATGATACTTATGGAGATTATAACATACAATACTTTGCAGATATATTACCTTCATTAATGAAAGAAGGTGGAAGAGCAACCTGGTGGAATGGTGTTCCTAGTGGTAGTAACTTTTTTGGGTTATCAAATATTACTTATGATGTATATGATATTAATCCTCCTCAAAATAGTTATTTTAACCATAATAAATATTATTTACCTAAAAAGCAGTTTTAAATAATGGCATTATTTACCTACACTATTCCTGTTCAACTTGGTTCTATATATACCACACCTACAACAGGTGTTTATACTGTATTTTCAGATTGTCATAATGCTCCTAATGGGACAGTTTCTCAACCAGCAGTAGGTACTGCATCATCAGTCACTAACATTGCAGTACAAGGACTTCCAGGGAGAGGTAGTGTTCAATATCGTATAGCAAGAACATTTGGTTATGCTGATCTTAGTGCATATGCTCCTAATATAACATCTATTGGTTTCCGAGTTGATGGGTTAGGTACAATTGGAGGAACCCAATCAGTAATAGTTTGTGCAGCAGATGCTTTTAGTGGTGGTTCTTCTCTATTTCTTTCTGGAACAGATATGGATGTTAATGGTGCATGGAATATAAATACCCCCTTCTCCTCAGCAACTACATTTCAAAATTCATCATTTACAATTACTGGAAATGCTGCAGCCGTCTCAGCGGCCAATAATAATCAAAATATCAATTTTATTATACTTAATTATACTTATGATTATTTAATAGTAGCTCCTCCGGTGGGAAGAAGTGGGTTTGATCTTACAAGTACAGTTGACTTAACTGCAAATCAACTTGCAGTTACTGGGGTTTATCAATCAGGCTACCCGAATGATGTAAATGGTGTTGTATCAGGAAATGTAGGTAGTGTCAATGGTATATTATCAAGTAATATTCAATTAATAATTGGAGTATAACTTGGATATGTAATAATTTATTTTTATATTTATTGAATGGTTATTAAAAGAATACTAGTTATATGAAAAAAATCTTATTTATTGCCCCCCATTTATCTACAGGAGGATTACCACAATATTTAACTAAAAAAATAGAACTTATTAAAGATGAATTTGATGTTCATCTTATTGAATGGGTAGATTGTACTGGGGGAAAATTAGTAGTACAACGAAATAAACTTTTAGATTTAGTAGATAATCATAAATTCTTTACATTAGAAGAAAATAAAGAAGAATTATTTTCAATAATTGATAAAATCAACCCAGATATTATTCATTTAGAAGAAATACCTGAATATTTTATGGATGATGTTATATCAAGAAAACTATATTCAACAGATAGAAATTATTTTTTAATAGAAACATCCCATGACTCATCAATGGATACAAATAATAAACTATTCTTCCCAGATAAATTTATGTTTGTATCAAATTGGCAAATTGAGCAGTATAAAAACATAGATATACCTAAAATACTAGTTGAATATCCCATTGAATATATCCCCAGACCTAATAGAGAACATGCGTTAAAACGTTTAAATTTAGATCCTTCTAAAAAACATATTTTACATATTGGTTTATTTACTTCAAGAAAAAACCAAAAAGAATTTTTTGAATATGCTAAAGCTTTACCTGAATATGAATTTCATAGTGTAGGAAATCAAGCAGATAATTTTAAATGGTATTGGGAACCCTTAATGAAGGAAAAACCTGATAATTTAACATGGTGGGATGAAAGAACGGATGTTGAGAATTTTTATCAATCAATGGATTTATTTTTGTTTACATCTAGAGGAACAGCTAATGATAAAGAAACAATGCCTTTGGTTATTAGAGAAGCTTTATCCTACCAAATTCCTCAATTATTATATAATTTAGAAGTTTATCAAAATTATTTTGAAGATTATGATACAATCAATTATTTAGATTTTAATGATTTTAATGAAAATGTTAAATTAATTAAAGATCAATTTAATAGTTCTGCTGAAGTTTTTGAAGAAGAAGAAGCATATGTGGTATGTACTTATCCAAAAACACAAGCTGTAATAGATACTACAATTGAATGTATTAAATCTTTAAGAAAAAATAGTAATAGAAAAATTATTATATCATCCCATTGCCCCGTACCCAAAGAACTACAGGATATGGTTGATTATGTTTTTTACGAAAAAAATAATTTATTAACAAAACATACTTTTTATTCTGGATATTGGATGTATGGGGGTCAATATGATACCCATGTTAATTTAAAAGGGGAAGATAATGATAGATATCATGGCCCTGCTTGTTATACCTCATTTTACAATCCAGCTACATTTGCTAAAGGGTTAGGAATTGAAAAATTATATTATATTAATTTTGATTATCTCCTTAAGGACAGTAGTTATATAGATTACATATCCCAAAAATTAAATACTCATGATACTTTTTTTGGTGAGTTTGAAGCACAAGAAGGCAAATGTTATTATACTTATTTTTTTGCAGCTAAACCAGAAGCAATTTTAAGACATTGTCATTTTATAGAAACTGAAAACCAATATAATAGTCTTATGAATAAGTATGGGGCTGAATCTAATGGTATAGAAAATCTATATTATCATATATTTAAACATAATATTAATAATTATATAGAACCTAGAAAAAAATTCGAATCCGATGCTGAAAAATATTTTGATTTTGAAGATTATTCAATGGTTGAATATTATACTATTCTTCCCACAGATGTAAATAATCATTTTTGTCCTTGGATAACTATCTCAAATGCTAAAGAAAGTAAAGATATTTATTATACTGTAGAAAAAAATGGGGAAATTATTATTAATAGATTACTAGAAGTTAGAGGAAAATATCATTTTTGGGATTTAGTAAAATATGATTTAGAAGATATTTTTACAGTTACTTTTGATGTTAGAGATACAGTAACGGGGGAAACAGTAAAATATCACAAATTTGAATTGAATAAAGAATATTTTTTAAATATAATGCCTAATAATGGTATGTTTAATTGGAAAGGAGATAGAATTAATTATAATCCTAAAATTAAATTAATGCATTTGGTTACTGAACCCGATACAAATGAAAAAGAAATTCGTTCAGTAGAAAATATTAAAGAATTTTGTCAATCAACAGGTATTAAATATGAACAAAGAATAAATAAAATCTGGACTGATTTACCTCCAAAAGATACTTGTAATAGACCAGATGATGTTCAAACCAAACCAGGACATTATAAATTAGCTCCAGGACATTATGGGTGTTATAAAGCCCACACAAATGCTATTTTAGCTAAAGATAATAAAGAATATGATTACATATTAATTTTTGAAGGTGATGTAATTATAGATTCTTCATTTAATGAATTGACAGAATCATTAAATCGTTTTAGTAAATTAGCTCAAGATTATGACCAAGATATTGTGGGATTTGGAAACCCATATAAAAATAGAAATTTAAATGGTCCTAAAATCGAAGATATATTTACTAATGTTACCCCATTTATTCCTGCTCAATCTTATTTAATTAATAATAATAAGTTAAATTTAATCCAAAATAAAATAAAAAATACTAAATGGGATGCTTTTGATATGTGGGTATGTAATGTAGCTCAATTAAAAGTAAGCACTGCTGAGAAAATATACACTAAACATATACCAGGATTTAGTATTATAGAACAAGAATTTAAGGGAATGGACGAAAATAGTCCTGAAATTTATACAACAATATGAAAATATGTCATGTAGATCCAGGGTGTGGGTTAACCATACCTCCAAAAGATTGGGGGGCAATTGAAAAAATTATTTGGGAGTTTGAAGTAAATCAAACTGTACTAGGTCATGATTCAACCCATAAAATGGCAGCTGATATTCAACCTGGAGAATTTGACGTTGTACACTGCCATGTTGCTAATTTAGCAAATAGTTTAAAAGAAAGAGGTATTCCTTATATTTACCAATTACATGATCATCATGTTTTACATTATGGTAAAGATTCTCATGTGTATAAAGAAAATTTAAAAGCAATTGAAGGATCATTAATATCCTTAATGCCTGCTAATTGGTTAGTAGATTATTTTAACCACCCAAAATGTGTTTATTTTTCCCATGGGGTTAATATTGATGAATTTTATCCTAAAAATATTAAAAAAACCACTCCTTCCAATCCAAAATTATTAATGTTAGCTAATAATGGTTTAGGTGGAGATCGTGCATTTGATAGAAAAGGATTTCAATTTGGAATAGGATTAGCTATGTTAAATAATTTAGAAATTACTGTAGCTGGACCTTCTAATAATAAACACTTTTTTAATAAAAATCTTTGGACATTAAATTATCCAAAATTAAATTTAGTATTTGATACACCAAACACAGAATTATTAGATTTATACCATGATCATGATATTTTTATCCATCCTACAATGTTAGAAGCAGGTCATCCTAATTTAACAATGTTAGAAGCTCTATCATCAGGTTTACCTGTTATTGCTGACTGGGAGATGGAAGTTGATCTATATGGGTGTTGGAGAGCACCCCGTGATGTATTTGAAATGGATAGAGGACTAAAAAATATATTAAATAATTGGGATTTTTATTTTCCAAATTGTGTTAAAACAGCTCAAAATTTGTCTTGGTTAAACAGAACAAAAGATTTAATTAAAATTTATAAATTATATGCCTTATAGTTACGGAGAATTTAAACAAGAAATAAAAAATCATATATCTTCAATATTACCTCAAACATCAAAAATATTAGATGTAGGTCCAGGTTGTGGTACTTATTCTCATCTACTGAAAGAATTTGGATATATTGTAGATTGTGTTGAAATATGGGAACCTTATATTCATAAGTTTAATTTAAATCAACATTATGATAATGTTCATTTAAGTAATGTTATGGATTTTGATATTACCCCTTATGAATATATTATAATGGGAGATATATTGGAACATCTTTCTTCTGAAGATGCTATTTTATTCTTAAAAAAGATAGAAAAAAATAAACAAAAAGTTTTAGTAGCTGTACCTTATGAATATGAACAAGGAGAACATGAAGGAAATATTTTTGAAACCCACCTTCAACCAGATCTAACCCCTGAAATAATGAAACTTAGGTATCCTAATTTAAAATTACTTTATGGAGATAATAAATATGGATATTACATTAATTATAATTTAAATATGAAAGATATATTAATGCAAGAATATAATAATTTAACAAAAACTTTAAAAATACCACTATTTCCACAAAACCACATATTAATTAATTTTGTTAATGGTGCTAAAGTAGAAGTAAAAGGAGAAAATTCTAAAAAATATCAAATTCAATTTATTAATAAAAATAATAATAAAATTATTCATGAATCTACTATATCTAATAATATGTGGACTAAAACAAATGTTCAATATTTTATAGATTATAAAATAATAGTTAAAGATTTAGAAGAAAATACAATAACAGAACATTATTTTAATGCTAAAGATAAAAAAGTTTATATCCATTTTGCTTCAAAGGCATTAGGTGATACTATAGCATGGTTCCCATATGCTGAAGAATTTAGAAAAAAACATCAATGTGAATTAGTAGTATCTACTTTCCATAATGAAATGTTTGAAGAAAATTACCCAAATATTAAATTTGTAAAACCCGGGGAAACACAATATGATTTATATGCTATGTATGAAGTTGGATGGCATTATAATGAAAATCAAGAAATAAATTATAATAAAAATATTTCTAATTTTAGAGAAATAGGATTGCAAGATTGTAGTTCAGAAAGTTTAGGAATTTCTCCTATAGAAATAAAACCTAAACTAACCTATAAAAATACAGGATCAACAGTAAAAGGTGATTATGTTGTGATAGCACCTCATGGTTCAGCTCATGCTAAATATTGGAATTATGAAGGTGGTTGGCAAACTGTAATAGATTATTTAAATAATAAAGGGTATAAAGTAGTAATGATTACACAAGAACCTTTAGGAGATGAATGGCATGATTCTAAGTTAGGAGGTACTTTAACTGGAGTAATAGATAAAACAGGAAATTATCCTTTAAGTGAAAGAGCTAATGATATGATGAATGCTAAAGCTTTTATAGGTATTGGGAGTGGTTTAAGTTGGTTAGCTTGGGCTTTAAACACCCCTGTAGTAATGATATCAGGATTTAGTGAAGCTTATAGTGAATTTAAAGACTGTGAAAGAATTTCATCTCCTAAAAATAAATGTAGTGGGTGTTTTAATAGAACACAATTGGATGCAGGTGATTGGGAATGGTGTCCTGATCATAAGGGGACAAGTAGAATATTTGAATGTACTAAATCAATCACCCCAGATATAGTAATTGCTGCTATAGATCGTCAATTAGAAAAATTTTCCTGATATTTATAACAAAAATCAATAGTACACTATGGCATTAACTTTATCAAATCAGGGAATAGCAGCAGGTCAAATAGTTAAAGCATCTGAAATATCTCAATCGATAGATGCTTTTACTGGAGCAGAAGCATATGATATTACATTATCAGGTTCATTATATCTTCCAGATAATACTCATATGGGTATAGGAGTATTACCCTCAGCTATAGCTGGAACTAAAATTCATTTAAAAGGGGGAGATGCTACACAAGATCCTCTAATATTATTAGAAGGATTTAATAACACCGACTCCGCTACTGTTGGATTTAAAAATAATCAAGCAAGATGGGATGTAGGTTTAGCTGGTGGAAGTCAAGATTCTTTTATTATAAACAATACAGATGTTTCTATCCCCTCAGCTTTTCTTATAGATTATTCTTCTTCAAATGCCCTTATAGCTAGAAATCCTAATGGTACAGAGGCTTCACAGCAAGTTGGTATTAATTGGCCTTATGGTCAAATGGCAGGAACCCAAAAAACCCTTCATGTTAGTGGTTCAATAACAGCTTCCGGTAAGATTTATGGTGAATCATTTACCTTTGCTGATGGAACAGAACAAACTACAGCTGGAGGAGGAGGAGGAACTCCAGGAGGAGTAAATACACAAGTGCAGTTTAACAATAATGGAAATTTTGATGGCTCTTCCAATTTTTTATTTGATGGAAATAATGTAACAGCTATTGGTTTCACAGGTAGTCTTGAAGGTACATCTTCTTGGGCAGGAGAAGCATTTACTTCTTCCATTATAAGATTATCTGAAGGTAATATCCCGTTTGGTAATGCTCAAAATATATCAACTCAACATTCTACTTTAAAATATTTCTTTTCAAGTAATGAATTATATGCCCCTGAAATGTCTGCTAGTGTATTTCAAGGAGGTCATTTTACAGGATCCGCAGTTTCAGCTTCAGAAGCTGGTGTTACTATGCGTATAGATAAAAACAACATATACTCTGATAGACCTAATAGAATGTATATTGGTAATGAAAGTACAAATTCAAATGCATCATTAATGTTTGTAGTTGGTGGTACGGGCACATCTGCAAATTCAGCAATTCTTATAAATTCAAACCAGGAAGTAATGTTTGGTAACCCAGCTACAGCTTATAGCTATCCTTTAGGGTTTAATTCTGGTGAGATAGGTTCCTATGGTCAATTTACAAATAATAATGCCGACTCAGCATCATTGTTAGCTATTATGGGAACTAATGGTGATAGTGATGGATTATTATATGTTGGTAGTGATGACTCAAAAGGTGGAGGAATGTCGTTTAGAGGAGATGCTGCTGGGGGTTATGGAAATTTATTACAATTAAATGCTAATAATATTGAAATATATCGTGCTGATCCAACCACAGAAGATGCAATACCCGTTATCTCAATACCAACAAGTGAAGGTAAAAATATAGCAAATATTAATATAAATAGTAGTAATAACTTATCAAATGCCCCTGAATATTTTGGTTTAGCAGCACACCCAACTCTCAATACTATTCCATTTAGAAGAACTTACCCAATCCCATCATTTACGCTGGGTCCTGGTAGTGGTAACCCTACAGCTATTGAAATACCTTGCCAACAAGCAGGTTCTTATGTTATAACATTATATTTAAATGATAATGCAGGTGGTTTTAAATGTCACACTCTTAAAAAAATATTCCTTTATGGTGTTAATATATCAGGTGCTACACCTGTACAAGAAAATGGTTCTCCTACTTCCATATACGACTTTGGTGATGCATCTCTACAAGGTAATGTAACAGCTCAATTAGTTGCAGCTGTTGCAAAAGTTGAATTAGAAATTATAAACAATGCATTAACAGCAGTAGCCGTAGGGGGTTATGTAGAAGTAGATTTCCTACCAGTACCATAATCAAACAAAAATAGCAATTTTAACAAATAATTTAATATTTATAATAAGATGGAAAAAAAAGTTTTAACAAAAGAAGAAATTCAATCTCTAACTGATTTAAAAACAAAATATAGTCAGTTAGTAAATGTTTTAGGTGAAATTGAAATTCAAAAAATGGATCTTAATTTAAGAAAAGAGCAAATTAAATCAAATTTAATTTCAATAAAAGAAGAAGAAATTAAAATAGGAAAAGAATTAGAAGAAAAATATGGGAATGGAACTATTTCATTAGAAAAAGGTGAATTTTCCCCAACAGAATAAATTTTTAACAGACCCTCATATATTTATTATCAAAATATAACATTTAAACAACATGGCAGAAACATTAATTTCCCCAGGAGTACTAGCAAGAGAAAATGATCAATCTCAGATTACTTCTCAACCTATACAAGCTGGTGCAGCATTAGTAGGACCTACAGTAAAAGGTCAAGTCAATATTCCAAAACTTATAACTACCTACAGTGAGTATCAAGCTAACTTTGGTACTACTTTTGATAGTGGATCTGACGAATATACATTTTTAACATCAATTTCAGCATACAATTACTTCCAAAACGGAGGTACTTCGTTAATTGTTACTAGAGTAGCTTCAGGTTCATTTAGTTCAGCTACCTCTTCAACAATTTTCAATGATCAAGAAACTGGAGATGTACTTTTAGGAACTAATTTATTAGGATCTTGGACATCAGGTGGTGAAAATGGTGCTGCCTTTGAAAACACAGTAACCCCTTCTACAAGTGGAACTGGAACAGGAATAGTATTAGCAGTAACAGCTTCAAACGTAAATGGTAAATTAGTTGACACAGCAGATGCTTTATTAGGATCTATTACAACTAATACAACTACTGCAGGAGCCGGTTCTTACTCTGTTAATTTAACAAATGGATCCGGAACAGGTGCCGTTGCTACAGTAGTAGTAACAGGAACAACTGCTCCAACAGTTACTGGAATTACTGTAACTACAAGCGGATCTGGATATATTGCTACAAATGTATTAACAATCCCAGCAGGTGCTTTAGGAACTGGACAGTTAATAACTGGTGATGATATTTTAGCAGAAACCGCAGCTACTCCAATTGGAAACGTAACAGGTCCATTTACAGTAGCACAATCCTCAACATCAGGAACAGGTACAGGAGCAACAATAGCAATAACGGGTGATGGAGCCAATGCTTTATCAGCAGTATCCGTTGTAGATATAGGTACTGGGTATGTTGTAAATGACACTATTACAATAACAGCTGCAGATTTGATTACAGCTGGTTTTGCGGGTGCCGCAGGTGATTTAGTAGTAACAGTTTCTGCAGGAATGTTACAAGACTCAACAGCAGTAGAAATTACATTAATTGCTGATGATATATTTGTTGAAACAGTAGGAGTACAAGTTACTACAGCTGGATCAGGATATGCAGTAGGAGATACATTAACAGTAGCAGCAGCAGACATGGGTAACCCATCAGCTGCCTTAGTATTAACATTAGTAGATGCAGATATTTTAGATGCAAATGCTTTCACATTAGAAACAATTGGTGAAGGTATAATTATGAATAGTGATGGTGCTTTAGCTTCAAACGGAGTTTTAACAAATGGTACATCTGATAATATTAGATGGGAAATTGTTTCACCAAACACATCATCGGGTACATTTAGTGTAATTATTAGACAAGGTAATGATACTACAAGAGCAAAATCAGTACTTGAAAGCTTTAACAATGTATCATTAGATCCAAAAGCTTCAAATTATATTTCAAGAATAATTGGAGACCAAAAACAAGTAGTTAGAGGATCTGGAACGGATGTTTATTTACAAACAAGTGGTTCTTATGCTAATGCTTCAAGATATGTAAGAGTAAAATCAGTAGCATATAAAACACCAGATTATTTAGATAATGCTGGAAATGCTAAATCTGTATACACAGCTTCAATTCCAGTAGCAGCTTCAGGTGCATTTGGAGATGCAGTAGGTACTATTTTAACAGGAACTGGTAATTATTACCAATACATTGATGGTAATGATACTCAAGGATTAAAAGATGGTAATTATACAACAGCATTTAATTTATTAGCTAATAAAGATGATTACAAATATAACATTATTTCATCCCCAGGATTATATCAATCAGGATACTCTTCAATATTAAACACTTTAATTTCAAATACTGAAAATAGAGGAGATAATATTGTAGTATTAGATCTTGAACCATATGCTTCATCAATAACTGCAGTAACATCAACAGCAACTGCTCAGGATACTTCATATGCAGCTTCATATTGGCCATGGTGTATGGTAACTGATCCAGATTCAGGACAAAGAGTTTGGGTTCCAGCTTCAACATTAATTCCAGGTGTGTATGCTAATAATGATAGAACAGCAGAAGCATGGTTTGCACCAGCAGGTATTAATAGAGGTGGATTAGGTCAAGTACTTCAAGCTGAAAGAAAATTAACCCAAGCTAATAGAGATACATTATACACAGGTAAAGTTAACCCAATAGCAACATTCCCAGGTAGAGGAGTTGTAGTATTTGGTCAGAAAACATTACAAAATCAAGCAAGTGCTTTAGATAGAGTAAATGTTAGAAGATTATTAATCGCACTTAAAAATTATATTTCACAGATATCTGATAACTTAGTATTTGAACAAAATACAGCAGCTACAAGAAATATATTCTTAAGTCAGGTTAACCCATATTTAGAATCAGTACAACAAAGACAAGGTTTATACGCGTTTAAAGTTGTAATGAACGATTCAAATAATGGACCCGATGTAATTGATAGAAATGAATTAAGAGGTGCTATATACATTCAACCAACTAAAACGGCAGAATTTATTTACCTAGATTTCAATATTCTACCAACAGGAGCTGAATTTCCTGCATAAGAATTAGAGAATATAATATTTATAACTGAATAAAAAAATAAAACAAACATAAAATGGCAGTATTAGATCCAAACGAAATATTTTTCACAGCATTTGAACCAAAGGTAGCAAATAGATTTGTGATGTATGTTGACGGATTCCCATCATATATCATTAAAGGTGTAAGTGGATTAGGATTCGCACAAGATGAAATTGTACTTAATCATATCAATACTTATAGAAAAGTAAAAGGTAAATTAAGATGGAATGACATTACAATGCAATTATTTGATCCAATTACTCCTTCTGGTGCTCAAGCAGTGATGGAATGGGTTAGATTACATTATGAATCAGTAACTGGTAGAGCTGGTTACTCTGATTTCTACAAGAAAGACTTAACTATTGATGTATTAGGTCCCGTAGGTGATGTAGTTTCAGAATGGATTATTAAAGGTGCATTTATCAAAGACGGTTCATTTGCTGATATGAACTGGGATTCTGATGGTGAAGCACAAAACATTGATTTAACAATTGGAATGGATTACTGCGTGTTAAATTTCTAATAAAAATAAATATTTTTTTAAAAATAGCTTGGCTTCGGTCAAGCTTTTTTTTACATTATGTATGTATACATGACAATTAAGTTATAACTAAATAAAATTTATATGCAAGAATTAAAATTTCCTACTGAACAAGTAGAATTACCTTCAAAAGGTTTAGTCTATCCTAAAGACAATCCTTTATCTTCTGGGGTCATTGAGATGAAATATATGACAGCAAAAGAAGAAGACATCCTTACAAATCAAAACTACATTAAAGATGGAACTGTTATTGATAGACTATTAAAGGCATTAATTGTAACAAAAATTAATTATGATGATTTAGTAGTTGGAGACAAAAATTCAATTATGGTTGCTGCTAGAGTTTTAGGATATGGTAAAGATTATACATTTTCTTATGAAAATGAAACAGTAACAGTAGACCTATCAGAATTAGAACAACGATGGATTAATGAAAGTGAATTAATTGAAAAAAATACTAACCAATTTTCATTTACTTTACCTCACTCTAAAGCTGAGATTACTTTTAAACTATTAAATAATAGAGATGACAGAGCAATTAAATCTGAAGTAAAAGGTTTAAAAAAATTAGATAAAAAATCATCTCCTGAGTTATCAACTCGTTTAAAGCATATGATTACATCTATAAATGGGGATAGTGAAGTAAAAATTATTAGAGAATTTGTAGATAATTATATGTTGGCTAGAGACTCTAGAGCATTTAGAGAGCATGTAAAAACATTCCAACCTGATATTGATTTAACCTTTAACCACGTGAGTAGTGACGGCAGCGAAAGGGATGTTACCCTTCCGATGACCGTCAACTTTTTTTGGCCTGACAGCGACTTATAGGATCAATCTCTTCAAAACCATCCATGACATAGTTTATTATGGGCAGGGTGGTTACGATTGGAATACTGTTTACAGTATGCCTATATGGTTGCGAAGATTTACGTACCAACAGATCTATGAAGCAAGATCTGCAGAAGCAGAAGCAATGAAAAATGCTTCTAAAGGAAAGGGAACTAATTTTGATTTAAATAGTTCTACAAAAGATAAAATTCCTAAAGAAGCTTTACGATCAAAACCAACTTCCCCCAATTATGTTACGAAGGCATCAAAAAAATGATGCCTTCTAATATTTATAATAAAACATAGTTTAAATGGCTGATCAGAAAGATATTCAAAATCAAAAAGATCTCAATAATGAGATGTCTCAGACTAAAACCCTAGAAGAACAAATTATTGATCTTTTAGCGGAAAGAAGAGGTATTAATTCTGATGTACTTACAGATCAACAAAATTTAAATAATGTTCTTGCAGATCAGGTAAAGAACATGAGTTTTGAAATAGTTCAAAGAAAACAAATTAAAGATTTAAGTGCATCTGTTACTAAAATAGCAAACGATGCTTATTCTGTTAGTAAAGATCAATTAGGTCTTACTGAGACCAATGTTAAAATTGCAAAACAACAACAAACTTTAACTAAAAATATACTTCTTTTATCTCAACAAAGGGAACAATTATTAGATTCTATTAATGATGGTACAGCTACTGATGCTAAATTAAATGCTGATATAGCTCAATCAATTGCTGCTCAAGTTACAGAAGCTAAAAATCTTCAAAATCAACTAAAAAAAGTAGCAAAAAATTCTCAAACAATAAGTAAGAGTTTTGGGGTTAAGAGTTTTGGGGGGTTATCTGAAATTTCAAAAGCTATTCCAGGTTTAAGTAAGTTTAGTGGTCCTTTTGAAGAAGCTTCAGAAGCAGCTAGAAAACAAGCTCAGTTTAATTTAGAAAATTTTGGTACTACTAAAAAACTTAGTAAAGAAAACCTAAAAGCTTTAAAAACAGGAAAAGGCTTAGATGCTGATAAAATAAAATCCTTAGGATTAGAAGGAAAATTAATAGGCAAAAATGGAAAAATGCTCCAAGGAGCATCAGCCGCTGCAAAAGCAAAAACTTTAGGGTTAACTAAATCTATAGCTCCATTCATGGCCGGATTGAAATCTATAGGACCAATGCTTACTAAAGCTCTTGGACCTGTTGGTTTAATAATAGAAGCTGTAAATGCCTTGAAGGTTATTGACTCTGCATCAGGAACAACAGCAAAATCACTAGGAATATCAGCTGCAGAAGCAAGAGAATTAAATGCAGAAATGGCTGATGCTGCCTCTATGTCAGGAGACTTATTAGTATCATCTCAAGATGTAGTAAAGGCACAAGTTCAACTAAATAAGTTATTTGGAACATCTGTAAAGTTTTCAGGTGAATTTGCCGCAGAATTTGCAGAAATATCAGAAAAAACAGGACTATCATCTCATGCTATGGATGTATTTGCTGAAAAAGCCTTAATGAGTGGAACTTCTATTCAAAAACAACTTGAAAAAGTTCAAGCTGTTACAATGGAATTAAATGCTCAAAATGGTCTTTCAATAAGTGCTAAAGACATTCAAGAAGGTATTGGCGAAATGTCAGCTGTTCAAATGTTGAATAATAGAATGAATACCAAAGAAATGGCCAAACAGGTATTCAACGCTAAAATGTTAGGTATTTCTCAACAACAATTAGAAGCTACCCAAAGTGGTTTATTAGATTTTGAAAGTTCAATTGCAGCTGAAATGGAAGCTGAACTATTAACAGGTAAACAACTTAATTTAGAAGGAGCTAGAGCAGCAGCATTAGCAGGTGATCAAGCTAAATTAGCAGCTGAATTAAGAAAAGAAGTAGGTACAGCAGCTGAGTTTGGAGCAATGAATGTAATCCAACAAGAAGCAATGGCCAAAGCATTTAATATGTCTAGAGAAGATATGGCTGCAATGTTAATAGAACAAGAAAAATTAGAAGCAGTAAAAGCAGCAGGTTTTGCATCAGCTAGTGATGCTCAAGAAATGTATAATAAAGCTTTAAAAGATGGTACTCTTACAGAAGATAAAAAGGCAAAATTAGCAGAAGCAGGATTATTAGCCCAGTTTGAATCCGCAACTCAACAAGAAAAAATGGCGGCTGCTATGGATAAACTTCAAGATATATTTATACAATTAATGGATGGTCTAGCTCCTATATTTGATGTTGTAATGGACGTTTTAGAACCAATATTTGCAATTTTAGGACCAATAGCTAAATTAATAGGTGATGTAATAGGGTTAGTTATGGGTGTATTACAACCTGCTTTAACAGCACTCTCAAATGCTTTTCAAAACATAGCAGATGGATTTACGGAGATTTTTGGGGGTATTGCAGATGTAATTGTAGGTATTCTAACTTTTGATTTTAGTATGTTATTAGATGGTTTTAAATCTCTAATTAGAGGAGTATTAAAATTAGTGTTAATGCCTTTCCAAGCAATAACAGATTTAGTAGTAGGTGCCATTAATATGGTAATAAGAGGGGTGAATTACATCCCAGGAGTTGATATAACTGAAATTGAATCCCCAGATTTATCATCAGAAGTAAATTCTTTAGTTGGTTTAGCAGATGGTGGTATCGTTCCTGCAACCCCTGGGGGTATTCCTGCCATTATTGGTGAAGGAGGTGAAGATGAAGTAGTAATGCCTTTAAGCAAACTCCCGGGTTTATTAGAAGGTGAAGGATCAAATAGGAATGGATCTAATACAAATAATGCTCAAATAGTAGGCTTATTAAAAGAATTAATATCTGCCGTGAAAGAAGGTGGTGATGTGATACTTGATGGAAATAAAGTAGGTAAATCACTAGCATTAGCAACTTCCAAAATGGGTTAATATTTATAACAAAATAACAATTAAAATATAAAATTATGTCAAATTCAATTGAAAATATGTTTAACACAGATGGATCTCCTTTAGGGGTTCCAGTATCACCTAACACTAATCCTCTTACAGATCCTGCTGTTAGTATTGTAGGTAATTCCCAACTTCACAATCAATACTCTAATATAGGAAATCCTACATTAAACAACCCAGCTTATCAAAATTTTGGAGCAGGTGCTTTGGGTTACACAAATCCACCTACTTCACAATTAGGTGAAACAGCCGATTCATACCAAGAACCAGTAAATAGATACGCAAATAATTTACCTCCTGGAGCAGCAGGACTTTAATATTAATATATGCCTTTAATTAACTTCCAAACAGATTTAACTAATCTACCTTGGGGGAAAGATAGACGTGATGGGGGTAGTAGTAAACAACCTTACATTACTAAAGATATCCCCCAGGGACTAGAATCTGACGACCTTCCAGTAAGATCAGGACCTGATTTTATTGTTAGAGGAGGATTAAAGGTAGTATCCAATACTATAGATGATGTAAGTCGATTAACACAAATGTTTTTCGATACAAAATCCCCAAAAGGATTTTTATTTATAGCAAAGGAAAATGTGTTATCTCGCACATCTGTTAAAACACAAGCTGGTGGGTTAGGTTATGGTGGAGCTAATTCTCAACAAACTCTAGGTCAAGGATCATTTTCTCCTGCAGGGGGAGGAGATCCAAATCTATTCCAAAGTGTAGGTAATTTTATAAGTAATGCATTAGGGGCTTCTGGTGGAAATGAGTTAGTATTAGGTGGTGGTGGTGGAGTTAATCAAGGTATTTATTTACCAACATCAACATTATTACAAACTGCTGGGAGTGCTTTTGGGTCTCATTTAAATCTTTTAGGTTTAGACCCAACAGCAAATGGAGAGGGTGGGTTATTCCCTTCTGCGGGTTTAACTACTTACTATGGAATAACTAAAGATCAAAGAACCCAAGAGGGTGAAAATCAAAATAGATTAAATGAGTTGTATAAATTTCATGTAGATACTACTTCTGAAAATTCTATTAATGTATATTCATACTCAGGAGGACCAGGATCAATATTAGGTATAGGAAATACAAATCTATTATTTGCAGATCAAAGAACAGGAAATCAAAATCTTGCATCAAAATCAGATCCTAATTATTTTTATGTAGGGAGTAGACCTAATAATAGAACTACTTCAAGTTTTATTTCTCCATTAACTGGAGGAGCTTCTGGTAAATATGAAGATTATACTAATAGTATAGGATCATTAATATTTCCTGACGGTACACCAGTTATAAATGCTGATAATGGGTTTTCATATACTCAAAATTTTCTAACTTCTGTTTCTCAACCCAATTCTTTTTTACCAAACCCCGAGGTTTTATATAGGAATGACTCTATAACTTATGATCAACAACAATTAATAAGTAAAGATAATGTTATTCAAGGAGGAGAAGCTGGTTTATATCCTACTGATTTTAGAAAACAATTATATACTTACCCAGACAGTGGAAGTGCTCCTACAAACAATCCTCAAAACCCAACAGAAGGAGGTACACAAAATTCATCAATAATTTCAATATCTCCTAATTATAGAGTTAAAAATATAGATGAAAGACTTAACATGGGCCACCCAGGAAATAATGGAGGTAGGCTAAGAGATTCTCCATCTACATCCCCACTTAAAAATGTTTGGAATTATGGCATAAATGCAACTGAGTTAGAAGCTTTGGATAAAATCACAGCGATGCCTATGTATACAAAAACTTCTGTTGATACAAACCAACCTGTCAATGATTTAGTTAAGTTTAGAATAGCAGCTATTAATAATAATAAAACAAATGATGAAGCTGTTTATATGCATTTTAGAGCATTTATAGATTCATTTGATGATAGTTATTCATCTACTTGGAATTCTGTTAATTATGTTGGTAGAGGTGATACATTATACAATTATGGAGGATTTACTAGAAATATTAGCTTATCATTTACAGTGGCTGCTCAATCAAAAGCAGAGCTAATCCCAATGTATAAAAAATTAAATTATTTAGCCTCCCAATTAACCCCGGATTATAATGGAGCTGGGTTTATGAGAGGAAATTTAGTTAGATTAACTTTAGGTGGTTATTTATATGAACAACCTGGATTTATTACTTCTTTAACATATACAGTCCCTCAGGAATCTAATTGGGAAATTGGAATTGATCAAAAAGGTGGTTCTGATCATAGTGTTAAAGAACTCCCACACGTTATTCAAGTAAGCGGGTTTTCCTTTACCCCTATTCATAAATTCCTACCAGAAAAACCAGGTAATGCCAATAATCCTAATAGTAGATTTATTGCCTTATCTAATAAAAAAGATAGTAGAGGAAATTATGCGGATGAATATAAAACATACCAACCCACAAAAGGAAGTGGGGGAGATAATAATGAAGAAACTAATGAACCATTTCGCCAACCTCAAAATTTAAGTTAAGTTAATGAATAGATACTCTGAAATAAAAATCCTAAGAAATGAAAATGAGTTTGTAGGAACAATAGGCACCCAATATTATGGGGATGTCATTTATCCTGAAATTCCTATTTTAGAAACTGACATTTGGGTTGAAACTGAATTTGGGGATAGATTAGATTTATTATCAAATCAATTTTATGATGATGTTACTTTATATTGGATTATAGCTATTGCAAATCCTAATAAAGTTAATATGGGTTCTTTATTTTTACCTCCAGGGACACAAATTAGAATACCTGTAGGTGTAACAAGTATAGTTGATAGTTATAATATTTTAAATAAATAAAGTTATGAGTAATTTTTTGGGAAAACCATTTGATCCTTGGGTTAAAGAACAAATAGAATTAAGACAAGAATCTTTAGGAAAATATACTAATATCCCATCAAAAGATATCCAAAATTATACTACCAAAGCCCCTTTTTTGAGATTAGCTAGTTCTGTAAATTTAACTAATAAAGGATCTGAAGGAAATGAGATAGATGATTCTGTACTTCAAAAATTAATAAGCTCTGGCATCAATAAAGATTTAATTTCAGGGGATCAATTAGCTAAAAATTTTATTTTACAAGGAGGAGTAACTAATAGTGAAGGTAAAATACAGTCAGGATTAAATAAAGGTGGAATATTTGAAGGTGCTTATGGGTGGGGGGGAGTATCTAATAATTCAAGAGGATATGTACCTATGCCTGGTATTACTGACGCTGACATAACTTACTATAATAATGGGGCACTAAGTAAAACTACTATTAATATAAAATGTTTTAGTAAAGAACAATTTCAACTAATAGATGTTTTATATTTAAGACCAGGCTATACTTTATTATTAGAGTTTGGGCATAGTCAATATTTAAAAAAAGATAAACAAGGTAAGGTACAATTAGAGAATTTTCCAAATTTTTTAACTGACCCTATGAGTTTGATGCTTAAAGGAGAAACCAGTCAATATGATTTAATTACATCAATTAATAAAACAAAATACCAACATAGCGGAAATTATGGGGGTATTTTTGGAAAAATTACTAAATTTAATTGGCAATTCAATCCTGATGGAAGTTATGACTGTCAAGTACAATTAACTTCTGTAGGTGATGTAGTAGAATCATTAAAAATTAATCTTACTACTCCTAAGTCTGTTGAAAAATCATTAGGGGAAACTATTGGTGGAGCTTTTAAAAAATTTTGGAATGTATTGACGACTGGAGGAGGAGGATCTTCTGTTTTAATAACAAATGCAGATAAAACAATAATTAATACTTTTTTATTTGGAATATTTCAAGGTACCTCAAAATCTATTACCACTCCTCTTTCTAAAAAAAATGCAGGTTTTCAAGAATTAGAAATAAGCAATTTTAGGGATCATAAAGGTAAACCACCCCAACCTATTAAATATCCAAAAGGTCTTCTTTACAGAACTGGTATTACTTACCCCGAAGAAGAAAAATCTAGTAATCCTTTAATTTATATTAAGTATGGAGCTTTTTTAGCTTTTATTCAATCTAATTTATTACTATATAACACAAAATTAAATACTCCTCAATTTACTTTTGATATGGATTTTCAGGATTTAGCTAACGATGACAATGTTATTCTTAGAATCCCAGGACAATTATCAACTGATCCTAGAGTATGTTTAATACCATATGAAAATTTTTCAATTGTTAGTGGAGGTGGGGGTACTATTGGGATGAGAGATGTTATAATTAATAGTTTATTAAAACAAACTGACTTTTTTTACAAAAATGAGCAATATTTAGGAAGACTAGGTAATATTATGGTTAGTACTACATATATTGCTGAAGTTTTGGATAGCATGAATACAGATGAAGAAGGAAGTATTTTATTATTTGAGTTTTTAAAAACCCTACAAAAAGGAATGATTGAAGCTACCGGGGGAATAAATAAATATGATTTAAGGATGAATCAAGAAGGTACAAAAGTACAATTTATTGAAGAAATCCCACAAAGACTATCAAACCCACCTCCATCAACTGAGTACACTAGATTTAATGTTTTTGGGGTTAAAAGAGGAATAGAGGGTAGTTTTATTAGAGAAATTAATTTAACAGCTGATTTATCTAATGATTTTGCTACTATGATATCTATAGGAGCCCAATCTGATAGCAATCAACTTGGGGGAAATGCTACTTCATTTTCAAATTATAACGCTGGATTAATAGATCGAATTATTCCAGAAAAAGTATCTTCTCCAGATATTGAAGAAAAACAAACAACCCAAAAAGTTTTTAAACCAGACCAATTAGCAAAAATTGTAAGTAAAGAAAAAAGTAATTATGATTCAATATACATGGATACTCAATTTAATTCTGAAGATATTTCTTCCTATAAATCAAACATGACTACAGCTATTACTTTAGCTTTAGGTATACTAACTGATAGAAAATCTAAAAAACAAGCACAATTACAAGCCCCATTCTTCCTTCCTTTTAATTTATCTCTTACTATGGATGGGTTAACAGGGATGAAATTATATCAAAAATTTCTCATGACAGATGATATACTCCCTCCTTCATATGAAAAAGATGGGGTTGACCTTCAATTAAAAGGTATAAACCATAAAATTGATACTAATGGATGGATAACATCTCTAGAAACTCTCTCAGTACCTGCAAATTCTTTAGCTCCAATTACACGACCACCCCAAATGGTAGCAGAAGATAAAGATGAAACAGCAACTTCATCACCCCTCCCATCTAGATCAATTACACCATCTGCAACTACTTTCCCTCAATCTGCTACAAGGGAAAATGCTATGTTAAAATCTTATAATCAAGTATTTGCTAGAGATCCTCAAGTGCCTAAGATGTGTGCTAGATGGACATACAATTTAGCTTTAAATTACGTTAGTTTCTTAAAAGGAGGACAACTAAAAAATCCTCAAACAGCTGCAGGTGGTAATGCAAAAGTGGATGTAAAATTTCACCTTAATTTAACTAAATTAGGTTATAAAAAAACAACTAGTACAGGTTTATCAAGAACAGAAGTTGGTAATTTAATCAAAAATGGAACGTGGGGTTATGGAGATGTAGTAGTTTATTGGGCTAATGATAAACCCACAAGTGGTAAAGATACCCATTATGTATATGGTCATACACAGATTTACACAGGAAAAATTAACAACTCAGGATGGGCATCATCAATGCAAGAGAATTATAATGCAAAAACAGGATTTGTGTATGGGAATCGAAAAAGTAATAACTGGAACCTATTAGTATTTAGAGCTCCATATGACGAAAAAGGAAATGCTTAAAAATATTTAAATAATGTATACACCTAAAAATAGAATATTAACTAACCAATATAGTAGAGGTACTAAATTAGTATATATTAGTTCTGGAGAATATTATACTGGATTTTACCATAAAACATTTGAAGGAAAATATTTTACAGGTAAAACTCCTAATGATCCCCCTTTAGTTGAATTAGAATTAGCTAAAGTTACATCAACAAATTATACAGCAAGTTTACCACAAAACGAAATTGCATACGCAGACGCACCTACAATATTTGATGATCTCGAAACCCCAGGTTATGATGAAGGTATGATAGTAGATTATGCTCGTGTTAATGATATTAATCTTTTAAAACAAGAAAAAACTATTATTCCTTACTCACATTACCCAAAACCAACAAAAAACGATTATAAATTAGGAGTATTTACTAGGTATTTTGTAGTTAAAACAAATGAAAATAGATATATAGAGGTAAGTGAAGAAATGTATAAAAATATTACAAATGAATCCCCTCAATATTTGTGGCAGCCTTATACTGCTTTTAAACTTCAATGGACTTTAGCAGGTGATGAAAGTTATGTAGCTACCACAAATAGAAATTCAATACTTTTAGCTGAAAAAGAAATTAAAAGAAAAGGTTTAATTGAATTTTTAAGAGGAAATTATTTAAAATTCTACATAACAGAAGAAATGGATTTTTTAGTTAATTTAAAACCAACGGATTTATCAATTTCTAGATCTCCTCAACAACCACAAAGAAATCAATCCCAATCCTCACCAATTACGGGGTCATCTTTCACATCAAACCTTTATGGTTAAAAACCTAAAGTAAAATAATTTAAATTCTAATTTGGATACTTAGTCTAGATTTTTTATATTGAACCAAAATAATAGTTATGTTTTGGTTAGTAGAGTCTGAAGACCAATTTAATAGGTTTTGTAATTCAAATTATAAGGAAGCTTTTATTGAAGTTATACCTTATGATAATAGGACTCACCCAACTAAAAATAAAATTTGTGCGGTTTATATTCGTCCGTTATTAGCGACAAAAGGTTTTATTGTACCCATTTCCCATAGTGAAACTTTAAATATTAATATAGACAATATAATGCGCGTGTTATCACAATATAATAAGTTATATGTACGCGATAAGAAAGAATTTTTACATTATTTTCCACTAAAAACTCTTTTTGACATTACCCTCACATCTAATACGTATATACAAGAATACACACAAACCCACTCCTACTTCTATAGCAAAAAAGGAGATAGAAAAGATTTAAACCGCATTATTCCGATAGTAAAACATTATGAATATTGTGAAAATACATTTAACATTTTAAAAGATAAAATCAATGAGCCAATCAATGAATTCAACAACACAAAAACTACAGTGGTATTCAACGCCTTGGAGCGAAGTGGTTTACGAATTGACAGAGAAAAATTCGAATCGCACTTTCACCCTATCGATGGAGAATACACCCACACGCAATACAACTTTAAAACCCTTACAGGACGACCAAGTAATAAATTCAAAGGAGTAAATTATGCCGCACTTAATAAAGACAACGGATCAAGAGAGTGTTTTATCCCTCGTAATAACAGTTTTATTGAGTTTGATATTGGTGCTTATCATCCTACTTTGTTGGCTAAGTTGGTGGGTTATGATTTTGGTGATCAAGACATTCACATGGCCTTTGCGAAAATGTATGGTGTGGATTACAAAAAGGCTAAAGAATTAACATTTAAACAACTATACGGAGGAGTTTTCGACCAATATAAAGATCTGGAATTCTTTAAAAAAGTACAAGTATATACTGACGATTTGTGGACTAAATTCCAAAATGAAGGCTTCATTGAGTGTCCTATTTCAAAACATCGTTTTGAAAAATCTAAGTTAGAAGATATGAAACCCCAAAAACTGTTGAATTATTTACTCCAAAACTTGGAGACATCATACAACGTTTGTATATTGTGGGAAATAATAAAGTTATTAAAAAATAAAAAAACAAAATTAATACTTTATACTTATGATAGTTTCCTTTTCGACTTTAGTAAGGAAGAAAAAGAATTATATAAAAGTATTATGAGTTTATTTAAAAAATATAAATTACAAATAAAATCAAGTTATGGAGATACCTACAATTTCAAATAGATCTGTTAATATGTATACAGTAGATGACTTTCAGGAGTTTGAAAACTTAAACATAACAGATTTGAATAATAAATTATTTTGCACATTTACAACATTAGATGACTTAGATGAGTTACTCAATCGTATTACCACCAGTTATCAAGTAATGTACAACAAAATATTTGTATTGCATATTAAAAGCAATAATGAATATGTTTGTACTTACAATATTGAGCAAGGTAATACTGAAGGACTACCAGCTAATACAATAATGGTGCACAGAAAAAAAGATACAAATACATTATATACTATAAATGCTTTAAATGAGCTAATTAAAAAATTAAATGGGGGTGTTGTTGATACGCGATTCCCAATTGATTGGCAGCATTATAGAAATACAGTTCTACTTACTCAACATGATGAGTTAAAACAATTAAAAACAAAAATTCACAAGATTATTGAACTTTAGTTTGGTAGTCTGAAGAAAAGTTCTTATATTAACAGAGTTATTAAATTTAAAATTAAAAAGTTATAAACATGGATTTAAACGCAATTAAAAAACGTCTAGGTGAGATGCAAAGCCAGACAAACAACAATGGTGGTAATTCAAAACAGTTATTTTGGAAACCCTCAGTAGGTAAACAAGTCGTAAGAGTTGTTCCTAACAAGTACAACAAAGAATTCCCTTTTACAGAAATGAAATTCTACTATGGAATTGGTAGTAAACGAGTAATGGCTTCTCCTTCAAATTGGGGTGAGAAAGATCCAATTATGGAATTTGCTAAACAACTTCGTGGAACTAATGATAAAGAAAATTGGAGATTAGCTAAAAAGTTAGACCCAAAAACACGTATCTTTGCTCCTGTAGTAGTTCGTGGTGAAGAAAGTGAAGGAGTTAAACTATGGCAATTCGGTAAAGAAGTTTACCAAGAATTTCTAAATATGGCTGCTGATGATGAAATTGGAGATTATACAGATATGGCTCAAGGTAGAGATATCAAATTAACTACTGTAGGACCAGAATCAACAGGTACTCCTTATAATAAAACATCAATTGGACCATCATTAAAAACATCTCCTATTGCAGAAGATTCTGCTATGGTAGAAACATTATTAAATGATCAAGCTGATCCTATGAAAGTATTTAAACCACTTTCTTATGATGAAATGAAATCAGCACTTCAAGAATGGTTAGCTCCAGAAGGAAGTGATGAAGAAGGATCAATCGTCTCAGAACCTGCTGTTGCTTTTGATAGTGATGTTAAAAAATCTAATTATTCATTAGATACTACAGCAACAACAGTTAAAAAGTCAAAAGCAGCTCAATTTGATGATTTGTTTAATGATGATAAAACAGACGATTTACCGTTTTAATTAAAACTACATGGCAAGAAAGAAAAAATCACTATCGGAGGCAGTCTCCTCAGAAATTAAAGCAAATTTTAATTTAGATGGATTTAAATCTAAAAAAGGTTTAACATCAAAAGCTAAATTTAAAGAACAAGAATGGATTCCTCTTTCTGATGCTTATCAAGAAATTACTTCGGTTCCTGGAATTCCAATGGGGCATATTGTTTTA